GAACGGCAATGATCTGGTGTTCGGTGAATCGGGCTTTACGCATGGCGATCTCCTCAGAGGACATAATCAGTATGTCGGAAGATCTCTAAAAGTGAATGGTTCGTTTTACCGGGATGCTTACAGATTCAGGGGCTGGCAAACCGGCGTGACGTAGAGCGGGAGATCTGCAACTGGAGCCTGAATCCATGACCTGGTTAATTATTAACTGGCGCGTTGCGCTGGCGTTTCTGCTGGTGGTGCTCATAGCAGCATTATTGCTGGGCTTAGGCCATTATCGTGATAACGCCTTACGATATAAAAATCAGAGGGATACGCAAAAATCACTCGCTGATAACCGGCAGGCACTGATTGATGAAATGACCCGGCGCCAGCTTTCGGTTGCTTCCATTGATGCCAGATACACGAAGGACTTAGCCGATGCGCAAAAAACCATTAGCGATCTGCGTAGGGATGTTGATTCTGGGGCTAAGCGCCTGCGCGTCTCAGCCAAATGTAATCGGCCAGTGTCCGGTAAATCCTCCGCCACCCGCGTGGATGATGATGGCAGCCCCCGACTTACAGACGCCGCTCAGCGGGATTATTTCACCCTCAGAGAGCGAATCGAAACCGCCACAAAGCAACTGACCGGCCTGCAGGACTATGTGCTCCAGGTCTGCTTACCACCCGCACCCGCGAAAGGTAAATAAATCCATGTACACCACTACCGCACTCATTTTGTGGGCGTTGATTGCGCTCGTCACTGGTTTCACTGCTGGCTGGCTGGTGGGCCTGTTCCGCTGGAAAAACAGCCCTGTTAAAGCCGAGGCCGAATCAACAGCTATTCGTGACGGCTGGCACGATGTAGAGCAGCGCTTCCAGAACCAGATTGACGAGCTCAAACGCAAAATGGATAAGCAGGCAGTGTCTCAATCACAGGGGGCGCAAAGCGAAGCGCTAAAAAAGACTTAACCGACGCCTGGAGAAGTGACCGGGCTTTACCCATAGAAGAGGAAGTAACGATGTCCGAACCACTGTATGACGCTACCACCGCGACCACTGCACAGCCGGTCACAACAGCAACCGATAAAACTGATGCCGTACTGGCAAAGGTGAAAGAGCTGCTGAAAGTGGCAGGCCATGACGTTGATACTGTATTCGACGATGTGGCTTCACTGGCTAAAAAACTGGCGTAATCATCACAAGGCGCATATTCGAGTGCGCTTGATGATAAACACTAAAGAAAATCTTCACAAAGTCGATATTCCTAATTCACATTGAAAAGGAGCATGTATAATGGCTTATAAGCTGGTCAGAACAGTCAAGTTTGTGAACTCTAATGGGCGTGAGGCTAAATACGATATCTACTACGACCCAACCTCATCTGAATATCATGCGGAAATTTTTTACATTGCCAGTGTGCAGTCTGTGGGGCCCAATCCGCATACCATAAATGTGTGGTATAGAACTCATAATACATACCACCGCATTCCTGGTAATAATATCGAAGATGTAGAAGATTCCTGCCTAAAAAATTTTAATGGTCAATAAACCACACAAGCCGCCTCAGGGCGGTTTTTTTATTGCGATCACACCTTGGAATTAAAATAGTTACTCCCATTTGAATGATGTCTTTTCTTTGTTGAATACAATAATGGCACTATGCCATTCTTTGCCATTGAGTAGCATTTCAACGCACTGCGTAGGATAAAGGTCATCAGCGGGTTGAAAACGTTCGTATTCTGAGTCAGCCCTCAGCATTACATCGTGATTCATGCTGACAATCCAACCACCTGGGCTTATGGGATTAAACTCTCGGAGGCACAAAAGTCTGGCCTGGAAGAAGTCATCAGGCAGGCCTTCGAGCATACAGCCTGTGGCCCATTGTAGAAGTTCTTCAGTTGAATGCTCTGGCTTTGTGTCTTGTTGCTTTTGCTGGTTAGTGATTAGCCGTTTGAATGTTCTGAGAATAGAAAACATACCACCTCCATTGTTTTTGCCAAGGCTAACATATTATTGCTATCGCCATGGGCCGCTTTATCATGATGGCAATATCCCTTCATGGGGGTAAAGAGGCTCTTAACGTTCGACCTCTACCAAATCATGCTAACGAACCAAACCGGCGAAGCCTTAGAAGTCCTGATGAACTAATAGCAGCCAGAAATGTTTAACTGTCTCATTGGCGTCGTTCCTGAAGATGGTGAATGGGTGTACTTGGCTCCAGATGACGTGCTCAAGATGGAGTAAGTGCTTCAAGGGCATTCAAGATGAAATCCCATCTGTCCTTAAACCTCTCGTCCTCGCCTTTAGGTATTTTGAATAAAGGAACTTTATTGTGCCAGGTCGAAGTATCGTTTATGGATGCGCTCGGGACGACAAATATCTCTGGAGCGGCATTGTTTCCGATGTCTTCAGACATATTGCATAAAACGTAAAAAAAATCCGGCGATACGATTGGCCTATGATTTCCGACTGTCCATTGACGCGGAGCGCTTCTGGCCCATGAACCTTTAACCTGAATGCTGATGCTTTTAGAGCCATCAATAGTGGCAATAATATCAACTGCACTTGATCCACTGGTAGTTAGTGCCGCACTAATGCCCAGTCTTGAGAGCATGTAGGCAACATAGTACTCACCTGCATCACCGGCGTTTTTAGAAGTGCGCTTAACTACATCAGACATATTCAATCCTTGGAATTAAAGTGGCACTCACCGATAAACAAGAAACGTTCTGTCGCGAGTACCTCATCGATTTGAACGCTACGCAAGCGCTAATTCGGACAGGTATAGTGCAAAGACTAAAAACCACTCCGGATCAAAAACCTGTCAAAATTTGATGTTGCGTAACGCATCATTGACCTTAAATCAGCACGCAGCGGAAGGATAGAGATAAATGTAAATTATGTGCTATGTCGCTTGATCTAGAAAGATAAAATGGACGTGCTGGACATACTACGGATTGAAGACGGGCACGAATGGCCATGGCCGAAAGTATGGCAAACACATTGAGCTGCTGACAAGCACATTAGCGTTATGTCTATCAAAGTCCACGCTGCACACTAACTTACCGGCAATAACAGCGACTGAAAAGCAGATGCTGTACTCGACTATGCGTCTTCACTGACTAAAAAGCAGGCGTAATCATCATCAGTCGCACTCTCAAATGTGCCTGATGATGATCAATTTTTCTTCACCAAGAGCATTCTCAAGGTTAATGTATAACCTCATCTTTATCAGGAGGTTGTCATGCAAGACTGGTTTGTTTCTTGGCAGGAAGCAGTAAATTTGAAAAATTGTGGATATCAAGTTTTTGTATCTGATAACAAGGACCCTGCACAAGTTCTGGCTACACAGATAAAGTTAATTGCCGAACATAATGGTTTAAACCCTAGGGATTTGCTAGTCGTTGCATTTAACAAAGTCTAAAAAAATTTGATGACCGAGCCGCCTTCGGGCGGTTTTTATTGGGGACGTATGGTAATTCTCGCCGATTCAGAGTGTATTTTAACTGGTATTCTATGGCTGATGAACATCGCAATTTTGAGGTGAGTTGAGTGAATCCACAAAGTTTTTCTGTAGCTTATATCCTCGCACCTCATGCCTTCTTTCTTCAAAAATTTATCGAAACTATCAAATTTTTCTTTTCGCACCATATGTGACTCAAAAAAAATTGAGGCGAATCCTTCGTCACGAAGTTCCCTTAAAACGATACGTATAGCAATGAAGATCTGAGCAGCTGCCATGTCACCGACTGGGCATTGAGATGGTCTCATGTAAAGAATTTTTCAATTACCTCTCTTTTTCCTTACAGCAAACATTCCTCGACGCGAGGTGTGATAATTAATCCACATTAGACGTGCTGCTGCAACGAGCAGGCAAATAGATAAAAATAGAACTACCTCAACACTCATGAATTTCTCCTCGCATATGATTTAATAGTAACGGCAGAAACGAACATATCTTTAAGTAGTTGCTCAAATCACTTGGAGTGTTAAACACTTTTTTTTGCTAAAAATTCATTTGTTTGCGTGAATATTCAGCATAAAGATAGTGAATTATCGGCTGGTGGATATATGGCGGGATTAAAAGACCTTACATCACAGCTTCAGTCGCTTAAGAATCAGATACCTTTTGCCCTATCGCAGGCGCTTACCAGCGTAGCCCGTGAAATTGCAGCCGCGGAAAAAACAGCGCTAATACGTCGTCTTGATTCGCCCACGCCGTTTACATTGAACGCAGTGGGATCCACAGGAGCGCGTAAAAGCAATCTTCTGGCTAAGGTTTTTGTCAGGGACATTGCCGCAAGCTACCTCGCACCGTTTGAGTTCGGCGGTCAGCACAAGCTCAACAGCAGTGCGCTGCTTAATCCGAAAAACATAAAGCTGAACAAATACGGCAACCTGCCACGCAATAAACTGAACCAGTTAAAGGCTAAAGATAATGTCTTTATCGGCGAAGTGGGCAACCGTAACGGCGTTTTCCAGCGCGTTAAGTCTAAGAAAGGAAAAAAGGTTAAAAAGCGTCTGAAGCGTTCAGCTAACGGCACACGCCGGCCGCGTGATAAATCACCAGCACCAAAGCTGCTGATTCAGTTCGGTAATGCGCTGCCTGTAAAACCAGTGCTTGGGTATATGGACAGGGCTGAGAAAATGGCCGGTGCTCTGATGCCAGCGGCGCTGAGTGCTGCAATTAGCCAAGCGTTAAGAACGGCAAAGCCATCTTAGACGTTGAAGCCATCCGCAGCAAATGGACCAGTCCAGAGTTTTAGGTACTAAATATTGCGTGAAGATTAGGTGGTTTAAAGCCTTATATTTCTGAAGCTTAAGTAAAAATTTCTTATTTGTTTGAAGTCGAAGCTTGCCTTTAAATTTTTACTGTGTTTTTATACAGTATAAATACTGATCATAATTACAGCTAACCAGCCAACTGTTAAAGATTTATGATTAATTAATTTTAAGATTAGTCTAATACTAATGGGGTTAGAATGGCTGGCGAAAGTAAACAGAAAGCGGTTCATTACAAAAGGGCTGTTGTAAGTAACTCGTACTCTACATTACAAACGTTACTTGAAGATGCAGTCGGCGTGGGTGGGGCTTTCGAGAAGGTAGAACACAGACAAGAGTATTTAGTACCGGGTGATGATTCTGGTGGTGCTAGATTTATAAACAAAAGTACAAATTATAAGACTCTTTTTTTTGGTCAATTGATCTCTTTTGAGAAAGGCAGAAGCCAAGCCTTACTTACAATGAATGGCGATGTAGCGTTTTATAACATAAAGTCTATAACCTCTAGTCAGATAGCTCTTTCAAGAGAGCAAGACGAAGAAAACGAGGATCAAGCCGAAGATGCGAAAAAAGAGTTTGTTGACTCTTTTCTCTATTTCGGAGTTTATGGCAATCATTTAGTGATGATGCAGTCTAGTTCTCTAAGGTCCAAAGATCTTGAAGCACATCTCAACTGGCTGCTGAAAAGTGCTGGCATTCTTGATTCTTCATCAGAAATAATTTTACAAGACAAACCAACTGAGGAAGCCTTCCGTCAATTACAAAATTCTCCTGTAAAAAGTATAAAAATAGGCGCGCCAGTAAAAGGAAGTGCTGTTGAGAATGAATCAAGAGAAAGTTCTTTGGTTGAAATTAATCAAGTTAGAAAAATAAAATTCATGCCTGAAGGAAAAGGTGGAGATGTTATTGCAGCAGCTGTAGGTGAAAATTGGGTCGAAAGACTCGATTTAAAAGATGCGCTGGATGAGGCAAATTTGCAAGTCCAAATAGAAATAACCTATCTTAGAAAAACTACTAAGAGAGGACAACAAGTTATAGATTCTATTGCTACCTCATTACGCCATATGGATGATGAAGATTTTCAGATTGAGCTGAAAGGAGGAGGCACTTTAGTCGGTAATGATTTACGCCTTTCGGGAAAATTAAGCGTGAAGTACCATAATGGTTTAGTCGATGAAGATGATCTTTATTTGAAAATGCATCAGTGGTTAAACTCAAAAATTAGTTTAGGTGAAATTGATGAAACTACATGATTGAAGGTGATATGAAATGTTAAAATATTTTATAGGATATGCATCTGCTTTCATTGCAGGTGCTTGGCTATTTTATTTTTTAACATTCTCATTAAATAATAATATCGTAATTCCAATTGGTATGTTGGGCTTACTTCTTCTTCCTGTTGGAGTTTGTACGCAGTTAATTATCAAAACCAATGAATTAAAAGAAAATATATCTCTTAAAGCTTCCGAGCAGAGAAGGCTTGCTTATTATATATCTAAAAGATTATTCAGGTGTTACTGCTGGTTGGTGTTTTATATACTATCTGCATTGTTATTGTTTGTGGTTTATTACCTCGGTGAGGCAAAATATATCTTTCTTAAAGAGGCGGTTGTCTCAGTTGGTGGAATATTTGGGATTTCACTATCGTCAATACTACATTTGCACATCAAATATGTAGAGATATCTGACTTTAAATCTCACCTGATACATCGAGAAAATAAAATCAAAAAGCAAAGAGAATTGTTGAAAGGGCTAAGAGAAAAAAATTAATCCATTACAGCATCTAATCCATCAACTAAAAAACCGCTTAGGCGGTTTTTTTCATGCCCGGAGAAAAACGAAAGGCGGTAACCCTAAGTCTCAGGCTTGTGGTGAAGAGTAGGCGATGGAATCCCTTCCAACCTTTAAAATGAATCATTGATGAAGGTGATAACCGTTATCAATTGAATGGGTCCCTCCTGAGACCTTTTTATATCACGGGCATTGCGCGCCGCGTTCTCCGGCTAGCTACGAACTTTTGAAATTTGGGTAACAGGTAACAGCCAGGGTAACACATGAATCAGTCCGATTTTGCAAAGCTACACGGAGTCAGCCGTAAAACGGTGACCACGTGGAAGGCCCGTGGCTGGCTGGTTCTGGACGGTGAAGAGATAAATGTTGATGCCTCAAACGCCCTGATCGAGCGCTTCCGGAAAACTGTTACCCGACCCGAAAAAAAAGTACCAGGTAACAGCCAGGGTAACAAACAGGGTAACAAGTCAGGTAACAGACAGGGTAACAACGCGAAGGGTAACAAATCCGCTCAGACCCGTGACGAGGAACGCGCCGAATCAGCTTCGAAAGTCGTCGAGCGTATCATCAGCGAAAACGGTCTGGAAATGACGCTGGATGAAGCGCGCCAGATGAAGGAAAACTATCTGGCCCTGCTGACCCAGCTGGAGTACGACATCAAGTCCGGCCAGGTTCTCCCCTATAAAGACATGATCGCCGCTGTCGGTCAGGAATATTCACGCATGCGAACACGCCTTATTGCCATTGCACCTGAACACGGTCCTCGCCTGCGGGTGCTTGCCTCAACCACCAGTGATGCGGAGTTTGTTGCAGCGCTTCAGGAGGTGGTTCATGAGGCAATGGAGGAGTTAAGCTTGGATGAAAATGATAAACGAGGGCATCAGTAACTCCGCAGCATGGCATAACTTCAGCGGTGAGTTGACCGCACGACGCAGTGATATCCGTCCCCCTCTGCCGCTGTCCCTGAGTCAGTGGGCCAATACTTACGCCGTCCTGTCAAAAGAGACCAGCGCCCAGACCGGGCGGTTTCGCTCGTTTGGTTATCAGGACGGCATGATGGACGCCATTACCGATCCGCACGTGACCCAGGTATCCGTGATGAAATCGGCCAGGGTGGGCTACACCAAAATACTTGACCACGTGGTCGGGTATTACCTGCAGCACGATCCGTCTCCTATTCTGGTCGTTCAGCCCCGCGTGGAGGATGCCGAAGACTACAGTAAGACCGAAATCGCGCCTATGCTGCGCGATACGCCGGTGCTGGCCGCCATTACCGGTGACAGCAAGGCGAAAGACAGTAACCAGACCATCCTGAAAAAGCAGTTTCTCAACGGTGCTAACCTGACGCTGGTCGGGGCCAACAGCCCCGGCGGATTTCGTCGTATCACGTGCCGCATTATCCTTTTTGATGAGGTGGATGGTTACCCGTCCGGCGGTGCCGGTACCGAAGGGGACCAGATAGCGCTGGGCATTAAGCGCTCGGAAACTTTCTGGAACCGCAAGATAGTGCTCGGTTCAACGCCCACGGTTAAGGGCGTGTCCCGTATCGAAAAAGCGTTTGCCGAAAGCGATCAGCGCCATTTCTATGTCCCGTGCCCTCACTGTGGTGAGTATCAGGTGCTGGAGTGGGGCGGTCCCGACACGCCTTACGGCATTAAATGGGACAAGGACGAGAACGGTGAGGGCCTGCCTGAGACGGCGTTTTACGTGTGCCGCCACCATGGCTGCGTCATCCATCACAACGACAAGGCCGGTATGGTGAAGCGCGGTGAATGGCGGGCGCACCGTCCGTTCACTGGCCACGCCGGTTTCCATATCTGGGCGGGTTACAGCCTCTTTCCCAACGCCGCCTGGAAATATCTGGTGGCAGAGTGGCTGCGCGTGAAAGATGACCCGCTCATGCGCCAGACCTTCATTAACCTGGTGCTGGGTGAGGTGTATGAGGATCGCGGCGAAAAAGCACTGAGCGAGCGTAAGCTCACTGAGCGTGGCGAAGTCTGGCCGGCTGAGGTGCCTGACGGCGTGGCCGTGCTGGTGGCCGGGGTCGATACACAGGACGGTCGTTTTGAAATCGAGGTGGTGGGCTGGGGGCTCAATGAAGAGTCTTGGTCTGTTGCGTTTGATGTCATCGAGGGCGATCTGGAGACGGATGAGCCGTGGCTCAGGCTGGATGCATATCTGAAACAAATCTGGCGCCGGGCCGACGGTCGCGGATTCAGCATCATGGCCACCTGCATGGACTCCGGCGGTCACCACACCCAAAAGGTGTATGAGTTCGCCAAGGCCCGTCTGGGCCATCAAAGGTGAGTCTGCACGGGGCGGCAAACGCTCCCCGGTCTGGCCTGCCAAAGCGCCGTCTGCACGCAACCGCAGTCAGTTCAGGCCGGTGATAATCGGCGTCAACGCGGCAAAGGATGCCATCCGTGCCCGCCTGCACATTGAACCGCCCGAGCCGGGTCAGGCCTCCGCGGGCTACATGCATTTCCCTGCCGATCGGGATCTGGGGTATTTCAGTCAGCTGCTGGCTGAGCGGTCGGTGGTGAAAGTGTCAGGCGGCCAGCGCTACCGCGTGTGGGAACAGTTGCCGGGACGGGCGAATGAGGCGCTCGACTGCCGGGTATATGCCTACGCGGCGTTGTGTGGCCTGCTTCATATGGGCTTCAGACTCAACGCCTTTGCGGCAAGCATCGCGGAAAATCCGGACAGGTTAATCGCGCCGGCCACCGCGCCGGTGGGAAAAACCAGCCTGCGCCTGCCGGGCGCCGTTATTTCTGAGCCTGAACAGCCGGCCAGAAAAAAATCCATCTCACAGCTTCTGGCCTAGGAAAATCATCATGTTCAACCGTAATACCAGCCTGCTTGCCGGGTCGATGACGCCTGCACAGCTGCAGGACGCACTGGTGAAGGCACAGCAGGCTTACATCGATCTGACCACGGGCAGCCGGGGGGTGTCGTTTTCCTATACCCAGGGCGACGGCACCCGATCGGTGACCTATCAGCAGAGTTCGCTTGCAGACCTTCTGGCGCTGATCCAGCTTCTCCAGGCTCAGCTTGGCATCGTCACCCGTCCGCGTCGCCCGGTAAGGTTCAGATTCTGATGAACGGTAAAGTACAGATACTGGGCGCTGACGGTCAGCCGCTGCGCCCATCCCGCCCGTCGTTTTCTGCGCTGACCGGCGGCAGCCGTGTGCCTTATGACGCGGCTGATTCCTTCAGCGACCAGCTGGCCAACTGGCAGCCTGCGCTCTGGTCGCCGGATAATGAAATCAACATCTACCGCGACCGCATTGTGTCGCGCGTACGTGACCTTGCACGCAATGACGGCTGGGCAAGCGGCAGCATCACCCGCGTGCTGGATAATGCGGTGGGGGCGAATTTCCGGCCCATCCTCAAGCCGGACTACCGCATGCTGGCCATGATGACCGGGAACAAAGCCTTTGATGCCAGCTGGGCCGACGAATACGGCAAGGTGGTGGAGGCGCACTGGCGTTCCTGGGCAAACGACCCCGGCCGGTGGTGCGACGCTGAGCGTAAGCAGACCGTGTCGCAGATGCTGCGCCTGGGATTCCGGCACAAGCTGCTGGACGGTGATGCGCTGGCCGTCTTGCAGTACCGTACCGACAGGCTGGGACACGGGCGCGGGCGTTACGCCACTACGGTGCAGATTGTCGATCCGGACCGTCTGAGCAACCCGCAGCAGAATTTCGACATGCCCCACATTCGCGGCGGTGTGGAGATTGATGCGGACGGTGCGCCCGTCGCCTATCACATCCGTGAGGCGCACATCGGGGACTGGTTCAGCGGACCGAAGACCATGACCTGGCAGCGGATCCCGCGAGAAACCTCCTGGGGCCGTCCCCATGTCGTGCACGATTACGATCACGACAGGGCCGCGCAGCATCGCGGCAACGGCATCCTGACCCCTGTGGTGCAGCGCCTGAAAATGCTCATCAAGTACGATCAGTCAGAGCTCGAGGCGGCCATTCTCAACGCCGTGTTCGGAGCTTATGTCACCTCGCCTTATGATCCTGAGATGGTGCAGTCGGCTCTCGGTGAAAACTATGACGATACCGCGCTGGGCACCTATCAGGACGGGCGGACAGAGTTTCATAAAGACCGGCGCATTTCGCTGCAGAACGGGGTGAGGCTGCCAACGCTGTATCCCGGAGAAAGCATCACCACCGTTAACGCCGCCAGACCCACCAGTAACTTTGAGGGCTTTGAAAGCGCGGCGCTGCGTAACATCGCGGCCGCGACGGGGCTTTCGACGCAGCAGGTGACGCAGGACTGGTCTGACGTTAACTACAGTTCGGCACGTTCGGCGATGCTGGAGGCCTGGAAAACCCTGACCCGACGACGTGATGATTTTTCATCCGGCTTTGCGCAGCCCATTCTCTCCGCCTTTATTGAAGAGATCCACGACACCGAAGACTTACCGCTGCCGCGAAACGCGCCGGACTTCATTGACGCCCGCGCGGCCTATTGTCGCGCCCGCTGGATGGGACCGGGACGGGGCTGGGTGGATCCGGTTGCCGAGAAAAAAGGCGCCATTCTGGGTCTCGATGCGGGTATCTCGACGCTCGAGCTGGAGGTGGCAGAAAACGTGGGCGAAGACTGGGAAGAAATCATGGACCAGCGCAAGCGGGAAATCGACGCCTGTATCGAGCGCGGGCTGCCGCTGCCGAGCTGGGCGCAGGCTGATGTCTTCGCGCCCGAAACTATTCGCGATCCGGAGGAAAAGTGAATTTACCCCATCTGGCGCAGCGGCTGTTCAACACGCCGCTGGCTATCCATCCCCGCAAAGCCGAAGTCGTTATGGCTGCGCTTACCGACCGGTTTGGCATTACGCGCATCGAAGCCAGCTTGGCGATGGAAGACGATGACGATTATGACTACCGCCGCCGGCGACAGACCAAAGCCGATCCCGGTTATGACAACGTCGGCGGCGTGGCGGTGATAAGCATACAGGGCACGCTGGTGCAGAAACTCGGCAGCCTGCGGCCTTACAGCGGCATGACGGGCTATAACGGCATCCGCCAGGCCTTTCTCACCGCCATGGCCGATCCTGAGGTGGCCGGTATCTGCCTCGACATTGATTCACCCGGTGGCGAGGTGGCCGGCTGCTTTGATCTGGCGGATGAAATCTGGCGTGCGCGGGGTGAAAAGCCCGTTCACGCCATCCTGACCGAAAACGCCTACTCAGCAGCGTATGCGCTGGCCAGTGCAGCCGATCGTATCTGCGTTCCCCGCACGGGCGGCGTGGGGTCGGTGGGCGTCATTACCATGCACGTTGACTGGTCGCAGCGCATCAAGGAGGAGGGGCTGGCGGTCACCATCATCACCTACGGTTCACGCAAGGCGGAAAGCAACCCTTACCGCACGCTGTCCGACGAGGCCGCCGCGGCTATCCAGCGCGACATTAACGCCATGGGCGAAATCTTTGTCGGTACCGTTGCGCGCAACCGCGGCATGAAAGAGAAGGTGGTGCGTGACACCGAGGCGGCCTGCTTTATGGCAGCTGACGGCGTGGCGCTGGGCCTGGCGGATGAGGTGATCACCCCTGACGCGGCATTTCTTAACTTACTTAAACTGACCGGAGCCTGACATGGCAAAAAAACCGTTTTCCTTTGCTCACCTGGTGGGCCTGAACCGTTCCGCCGCCGCGCGCGCCGCGGAAGAACACGATGACGACGACGAGGAGAAAAAGGGCAAAAAGGCCCGCAGCCGTCGCGCGGAAGAGCAGGATGATAACGACAACCGCGACCCGGATGCTGATGACGACAGCGACGATCCGGACGCGGAAGACGATGATAATAAGGACCCTGACGCCGACGAAGATGACGATAAAAAACGTGATCCTGACGCCAGCGAAGGGGATGACGACGACGGGGATGATGATGAAAAGCGCGACGGCCGCAAAGCACGAACGGCTGAACGTCAGCGCTGTGCCCGCATTTTTAACAGTTCTTACGCCGCCGCAAACCAGGCGCTGGCGGCGTCGCTGGCCTTTAACACCGGCATGAGCTCCGCCGATGCTATCCGCGTCATGAAGTCATCCGGATCGGCCGCCGTCGCACCTGAGCCGCGTCGCGCCTCGCTTGACGATCGCATGCGCAGTGCGGGTAACGTGCGTCTGGGCCCCGATGGTCAGAAAACCACGGCAACCCGCGCCAGTGCGGTCGTGGAGAAAATGACCGGTCTCTACAACTCAGCCCGAGGTAATAAATAATGGATCAGTTTGGACAGAATCAGTTTGCGCCGGGAATGACCAGCGCACTCTTCGTGCCGGACCAGCTTGTCAGCGGTCCGCTGCAGCTTGTGACCGACAGCGTGACCATTGCAAAACTGGGTCCGCTGCTTCGCGGTACCGTGCTGGGGCGTCAGTCGCAGAAATCAGCCGCCACCACGGCGGGCAGTGCCAACAAAGGCAACGGTACGCTGACGGGTCTCACCCTGGGTTCACAGGCCGTGGCCGGTGCCTATACGGTGACCGCCACCGATCCCAACACCTTCCAGGTCACTGACCCGACCGGCGCCGTGCTGGGTAATGCCACCGTGGGCAGCGTCTATCGCAGTACGCAGGTCAGCTTCACCCTTACCGCGGGGGCTAACGCCTTTGTGGCAGGCGATACCTTTACCCTTACCGTTGCCGCCGGCACGGGCAAGTGGGTGCCGTGCGTGCGCACCGCCACCGACGGCAGCCAGGTCCCGGCGGCCATTCTGGTGGACAACGTGGACAGCACCCTGACGGACGTGACAGGCGGCGTGTACCTGATGGGTGAGTTTAACCAGAACCGCCTGATTGTGGATAAAACGTGGTACGTGAACAGCGTGCTGCTGCTGGATGACCTGAAAGCCGCGCTGGTGCCGCAGGGCATTTTCCTGCGCGACAGCATTCAGGCCCCGGTTTCCTGATTTAACTCCCTTTTAAACTGCGCCTTATGCCATTCCCACGGCAGGGTCGCGCGCGTCCGGAATCCGTACCGGCAGTGGCCGGTACGTCTCACAGAGAGAAACCATGAATATTTTTGATACCAACGTCCTGGTGCAGGTCGTTCCCAACCTGATGACCAGTCAGAACTGGCTGCTCGACCGCTTCTTTCCGAACGTGGTGACCTACGAAACGGAAGAGGTGTCGATCGATGTCGATATCGGTAAACGTCGTATGGCCCCGTTTGTGTCGCCGCTGGTGGAAGGCAAGCTGGTTGAGCAGCGCAAATACCAGACCAACACGTTTAAGCCCGCCTACATCAAAGACAAGCGCGCGCCGGATCTGCGCAAGCCTATCCGCCGCCAGATTGGTGAGCGCATCGGCGGCGAATACACCGCGGCTGAGCGTGAAATGCTGAACCTGCAGTTCGAGATGGCCGATCAGATTGACATGATCAACCGCCGCCTGGAGTGGATGGCGGCCAGTGCGCTGGTCTCAGGCACGGTGACCGTCGCGGGTGAGGGCTATGAAACCAAGGTGGTGGATTTTGGCCGCTCCGCGGACCTGACCATTGTGCTCAGCGGGACGGACAAATGGCCGACTTCGGTCCCGTTCGGGCAGACCAACAGCCAGCCGTCTGATGATGTTGAAGAGTGGCAGACCACCTATCTCAAAGAGTCGGGCGGCGTGCCAACCGACCTGATTTTCACCAACAAGTCGTGGCGCGCGTTTCGCCTGGACACCACCATTAAGGACAACGCCATCACGTTCCCGGCGCTGAGCCCGTTCGGCAACCAGGTGAATGCCGGTGCGCAGGTCATGAAGGGCGCGGTTTATAAAGGGCGCTGGGGTAACTTTGACCTGTGGCTGTACAACGACTGGTTCATTGATCCGCTGGATGGAATTGAAAAGCCGATGATCCCCGACGGCGCGGTGATCATGAGCGGTGCGGACCTGATGGGGACCCGCGCCTTTGGCGTCATTCTTGACCCGGCTTTCGCCTACGGTCCGCTGGCCTACGCGCCCAAGACCTGGGTAAAAGAAGATCCGGCACAGCGCCTGCTGATGATGCAGTCTGCTCCGCTGGTCATTCCGAGTCGTGTAAACGCGTCCCTGTGCGCAACGGTGGTGTGACATGGCAAAAACAGACAATTCAAAAACCGAAGACGATATCGGCGGTCTGCCTCCCGAGCTGATGACCGGCGACCAGACCACAACGGTCACGCAGCCCGGTGCTGACGTGCAGAAATCGCCTGAGGTCACTGGCGAGGATACCGACGCCGAAGAAGATGACGCAGTTGCCGACGAGGAGGAAGTGCAGACCGGTACCGTATCCGGTTATGTGGTGCGTAAGGGCCACACCCTGCGTCACGACGGCAAAACCTACCGTCAGAACACCCGGCTTAACCTGCCTGCGGATGAGGCGAAACGCCTGATTGCTGCGGGCGTTGTCGTTGACTTTGACACGCTCCGCCGCGAGGCGCAGGCGCGTGAGGCGGCGTCGGTGTCCGTCAGCTCACCGGGCTTAACGTCATGAGCGTGAACTGGGACCAGCATCTGCTGGCCCCGCTTCACGGCATATTCGGTGACGCCGTGGAGTTTCGCCCGAACAAGGGCCGTGGCCAGCCGTACACCATCAACGGGATTTTTGACCGGGCGTACACGCAGGATGTTCAGCCCATGGAATCCGGCGATCCGTCCATCAATACCACTAAACCTGTACTGGGCGTGCGTGACGCGGAATTCCTGTCACCGCCGCGCCAGGGCGATCAGCTTTACATTGCCGTCGCCGGCGGGCGGATCGTGAATCAGCTTTTCGTGATCGCGGATGTCCAGCCGGACAGCCACGGCGGTACGAAGCTGGTTCTCAACGAAGTCAGGGGGTAGGGCATGAATGCCGCCGACATTCGCGGCCTGGTGGTGGCCGCGCTCAAAAACAACACCGACGCCGGCGACCGCGTCTATTCGCCGCGCGACTGGCCCACCATGGACGAAGACTTTCCGGTGCTGCTGGTGCAGACGCCGCTGGACGTCAAGCACTCTCTCGGGCGCAACGCGCCGCAGTTCACCACGGTGACCACGGTGCGGATCACCTGCCGCACTCAGGCCTTTGATACCGAAGAGGGCAATACCGGCGCGCAGCAGTCAGAAATCGCGCTGGAAACGCTCCGCGAGCAGATTGAGCGCGCCATCATCAACAGCTACGAGCTGACGCGGCAGATACAGCAGTATCAGCAGGTCCGCTCTGCTGTTGCGGTCAGCAGTGAGGGATCCGGCCATATCGGTGAACTCACCGTTGAAATTGACATGGAGTATTACCAGGGACCCGAGGACTTCTATCCGGTCACCACCGCACCGCTCGCCGGGATTGACCTCGCCGTGAAAATGCCCGACGGCACCACACAGCCCGGTATGATTATTAACCTTCAGGAGTAAACACATGTTAGTTAAACCCGCTGATGGCAGGCTTGTCCGCTGCCCCGTCAGGGGCACGGTGTTGCCCGAATCCGGCGAAGACGTACCGGAAAACATCTTCTGGACCCGCCGTCTGCGAGACGGTGATGTGGTTCGCGTCAAAGACAGTCAGAAGCCCGCGACCGCCGCACCCGCCGCGGCACCCGCGTCTGACAGCAGCAAAAACGCAGGAGAACAGTAATGGTTGCTTTCAGCCGTATTCCTGATCAGCTCAGGACCCCGCTGTTTTATGTTGAGTTTGATAATTCGCGCGCCAATACCGCCACCGCCGTTCAGCGTACGCTCATCATCGGCCAGCAGCTTGACACCGCCACCGCGACGCCGGGTATTCCCCAGCAGGTTTCCTCCGACACCCTGGTGGCGGGGCTCTGCGGCAAGGGGAGCATGCTGCACGGCATGATGACCGCGTATCAGGCCAACGATACCGCTGCGGAAATCTGGATCCTGCCGCTCGCGGATGCACAGGGCAGCATGACCGCTGCCAGCGGGTCGCTGAAGTTTCTCACCGCACCCAGCGCCACCGGCGTCATTTCGCTGTATATCGCCGGGCTGCGGGTTCAGGTGACGGTGCTCGCCACCGACACGGTGGTCACCATGGCGTCTGCCCTGAGCGCGGCCATTAACGGCACCACCGCGCTGCCGGTGACGGCGCAGGTGACAGCAGGGGCAACGGATACCGTCACGCTGACCGCAAAAAACCGCGGGGCGCACGGCAACGGCATTGACATCCGCATGAATTACCTGGGGCGAACCGGCAGCGAAACCACGCCTGCCGGTCTGACCTACACCCTGACGCCGATGTCCGGCGGGGCGGGTGCGCCGGACATGACCGCGGCGCTGGCCAGCCTTCAGGACCGGACCTTTGATTTTATCGTCAGCCCCTATACCGACACGGCATCGCTTGACGTGCTCAAGGCGTTTCTGTCGGACGCCACGGGGCGCTGGGCCTGGGACAAGCAGCTTTACGGACACGCGTTCAGCGTGGTCAACGGTACTTACGGCCAGTTGGGTACCACTGGTGCCGCGCGGAACAACCAGCATGAGTCGCTGCTCGGTGTTTACCGCTCACCCACGCCCGCTTACGTCTGGGCAGCAGCCTATACCGCGGCGATCGCCCCGAGCCTTCGCAACACACCCGGAAGGCCGACCCAGACCCTGCCGATTAGTGGGGTACTGGCCCCGGCGCTGGAAGACCGTTTTGACCTGCCGGAGCGCAACAACCTGCTGTTCAGCGGGATTTCAACCTTTACGGTCGCTGATGACGGCACCGTACAGGTGGAAAACATCATCACCACCTACCAGAAAAATGCCTACGGCGACGCCGATGACAGCTATCTGCAGGTGGAGACGCTGTTTCAGCTGATGTTCATTACCCGCTATCTGCGCACCCAGATCACCAGTAAGTTCGGGCGCATGCAGCTTGCCGCCAACGGGACGCGCTTCGCGCCGGGCCTGCCGATCGTGACGCCTAACGTCATCCGTGCCGACCAGATTGCCGAGTACCAGACGCTGGTCTGGAACGGCTATGCGCAGGATGCGGAAGGATTTGCCAGCGGCCTCATCGTTGAGCTGAATGCGAAAAACCCGAACCGCGTGGATGTCCTCTGGGACGGCACGCTGATGAACCAGCTGCGCATCTTTGCGCTGCTTAACCAGTTCCGCCTGCAGGCCAGTTAAGGAGTCATCATGGCAGGAAATACCTCAAACCGGCTTGCCGGTCTGGCCTACGTCACCGTCGACGGGATCACCATCATGGTGGCCGGCCAGTTTAAATACCGTCCGTCAAAAATGGAGCGCACCACGCTGAGCGGCATGGATACCGTGCACGGGTATAAAGAAAAGCCGGTGCCGGGGTTCATCTCCTGTCAGGTGCGTGATGCCGGTGGCCTGTCTGTGTCTGCCTTCAACAGTCAGACCAACGTCAACGTGATCGCCGAACTGGCAAACGGGAAAACCATCATCGGGCGCGCACTCTGGACGGTTAACACCCAGGAAGTGGACAGCGAAGAAGCCGTATTTGACGTGCGCTGGGAAGGCGCTGACGTGACGGAGAACTGAGATGGCTGAACTTGAAAAAAGCACCGTTATCCCGCTTAGCGTCCCGCTCAGTTCCGATGCGCTGAAACAGACCTGGGAAAGCCTGCCGCTCAAAGCGCCGGTGCTGTCTCAGGTAGAGCAGTTTTACGATGCGCAGGCAAAACGCGGATCGCTTCCCGCCATGCGTCTGCTGCTGTCCCTTACCAGCGGCGTACCGGAGTCGGTTCTGTCCGGCATGGATTTTATCGATTACCGCAAATGTGAGGAGTACCTGCTCAGTTTTTTGAGCTGGAAGCCCTTGGGCGATGGCAGCGCCTAGCCGCTGAGGTGACGTTTTACTACCGCTGGCCGCCGGACAGCGCCTGGGCAATGAGCCTGCAGCGCCTGTCCTGGTGGCACGCCCAGGCGGTGCGCATTAATCATCTGAGAAAAGGGGGCGACGACGATGGCTAACGTGTTTGACTTCACGCTCGCCGGTAATGACGAGGCGAGCGCCGCCATCGCGCGTATTGAAGAGGCCGTCCGCAAACTTGAACCGGAGCTGGATAAAACCCGCGATGCGCTGAAACTCGGCGGACAGGAGTCGGCGGGCGAGCTCAGTACCTTCACCCGCTACCTGCAGGGGATGTCGCAGGCCGCACGGGACAACGTACAGTTTATCGGCGATATGGTGCCGCCACTTAAAATGGTGGGAGAGCTGGCCGGTAAATATGGCGGGATCGCCGGGCGTATGGGCGTGGCAGGTGTGGCCGCGTACGGGCTGGCGAAAGGTGCAAAAGCACTTGCCGGTAACATGAAAGAGGCGGCTGACAACGCCTACAGCCTGGACGTGGCGGCAAAAAACAGCGGTATGCGGGTCGATGATTTCAGCCGCCTGGCCGGGGCCATGCAGATTCTGGGCGCTGACAGTAAAGAAGCACGCGGATCTGTGGAAGGGCTCTATAAAACCTTCAACGAAGCGTTACAGAACCGAAACGGAACATTCATGTCCGTTTTAAATCAGGTTGGTGTAAAAGTTGTTGAAACGAAAAACCACACAGCTGATGTATTGCGTACTTTCGAGGAACTGGCGCGCGTATTCCCGAATTTTGCCCCTGAAAAACAGAAAACGGTCGCTGACGCATTAGGGCTGGATGCCAGTACGTTGGCACTCTTGCGTGACGGGGCGAAGCTTAAAGCCTACCTCACCCGCGCCGACGAACTGGGCCTGACAGTCGATCCTAAAGTCAATGCACAGCTGGTCGAGCTTAACCGCAACCTTAACGGCGTGAGTGCGGCCTGGGACGGCTTTAAAAACCGCCTGACCCAGAAGGTGGCGGGCGGTCTGCTCTCCGACGGCTCGGTTAATGACGGCCTGCGTGGCGTCGGGAGTCTGATGCAGAATCCCGGCGATCCGGTGGCGCTGAATGAGGCCATTGGTAACCTGCGGGGCAGCGAGGGTGACTGGGTTCGCCGGGCCAGGGACGATAAAAAATACCTGAATTCGCTGCCCGCCAGTGAGCAGGTGAATCTCATCACGGGTCAGATAACGGACAAACAGCGCCGTGATCTGCGGGAACGTTACGGCCTGGCCGATCAGGCAAGCATGCTGCAGGGGGACATTGCTGCCGCACTGAAAGCACCGTCTCCCGCTGTTCCGGCAGTCTATACCGGTCCGGGCACGGGCGGGAACGCCCGCGGCATCCGCAATAACAATCCGGGTAACCTCAGGCATGCGCCAAATGCCAGCGGCAGCGACGGTGATTTTGTCCGCTTTCCCACGCCGCATGACGGGATGGCGGCGCTGTCGCGCCAGCTTCAGCTTTACGGTGACCGGGGGAATAACACCCTCAACGGCATCATTCATACCTATGCTCCCGCGACGGAGAACAAAACCCAGAATTATATTGATGATGTGGCGGCAAAAACTGGCTTTGACCCGCGTGAGCGTATCAATCTGCACGATCCGGCCACGCTACGCCGGTTGATGAGTGCCATTATTTCTCATGAAAACGGTGCACAGCCCTATACCGATAATGAGATTAATCAGGCCATTCACACGTCCATCAACGATGACCGCTGGAAGGGGTTGCGGGATCCTCAGACCTTGCAGGCGCAGCGACAGGCCGATGCACAGACGTCTGGCGGCACGCTTTCCTCTCCCGTGTCTCCTGCGGGTAGCGGTGGTCAGGTAGGTGCCGCCGGTCAGGAGAATAAAGTCGCCGTTGAGTTGACGCTCATTAACGATAAAACCGGCGAACGTAAACAGCTCATCACGCAGGGCGGTCGCGTTGCGACATCCATGTCCTGGCCCTGATAACAACCGGATTTCAACTCTATGGCAATCATACAAAATCTGCTTTCCGGCCTTACCGGGAGCGGCGGCGGCTGGGACTGGCAGACACATCTGCGACCGGCAAGCTTTCGCGGCGTGCCGTTTGGCGTTTATGAGGGGGAGGGGGTTTTTGGGCGACGTCAGGCCGTGCACGAATATCCGTACCGCGACACGGTCTGGGTGGAGGACATGGGCCGCGACGTCAGGAAAATAGCGATCCGGGGTTTCCTGGTGCAGGACAGCCTGCGCTACCGGGCGGGCGACGTACTGAGCCAGCGTCAGGCATTGATTGCGGCCTGCGAAGCCAGCGGTTCGGGCACGCTGATTCACCCGACGCTGGGTGAGCTGACGGTGAGCGTGCCGGAAGGCGGCCTGCGGGTCACTGAAAGCATGGATGCGGGTCGTGCCTTTGAGTTCACGCTGACCGTCATCGAGTCGGGACTTCGCGTGTTTTCCGTTACGGGCAGCACTCAGGCGGGGGACGTGGTGAGCACACACTGGCTGAAGCTTGCCAGCACCACGGCCGCCTCCTTCCTGGCGCAGGTCAAAGGGGAAATCCGGAGCGTTTCCCAGGCAATCAAAACGGTGCGCGGTGTTGCCGCCTTCTGGCAGGGCATGGTGACGGACACCGTCAGCGAAGTCACCAACCTCAGCAGCACGCTGCGCTCAACGTTCGGGAGCACCCGGTACGGGCGGTACAGCCGGGGAACCGTGGGCGGCAGTGCGTCCGGGGCCACCGGTACCATGGATGTTGAGGACACCGCGGATACCGCGCAGCTGGTAAATATCACCATGGCCAGAAGCGTGACGGCCCGTGACAGTATCACGCAGCTGGCCTCAGCGCTTCCTGCGTTCACGTCCATGGATGATTTTGCCTCGCGGGTTCAGTCCATTGTGCTGGCGATACTCAACAGTCCCGGCGGCGTTGAAGAGCGCATCCGGGTGCTGGAAAAGCTGGCAACGGCAGACAGCGGGCAGTATTACGCCACACCTGAAAACGGTGCCGTGGCGGCCTGCGCCACACTGCTTATCCTCGTGCTCTGCTCGGGGGCAATGGCGGTTGCCGGTGCAGAAGCGAATCCGGCGGGTACAGGCGATGCATCGGCAATCAAAGAGAGCGTCTGTGATCAGCTTGACGCTGCGCTGGTGATGGCCGGTGACCGGGGAGACGACGACAGTTACAACGCGCTTCTGGCGCTCAGGCAGGCTTTTGTGGACGCCTTGGCGCTGAAAGGTGCCAACGGCGCAGACGTCATGCAGGTGACCGTCCCTGCGGTGATGCCGTCGCTGGTGCTGGCCACGCGCCTTTATCAGGATGCGTCCCGCAGCGATGAACTGATTCAGGAGACCGGCGTGCGTCACCCGGCTTTTATGCCTTTACGCTTTATGGCGAGGAAACCCCAGTGAAAGATGAACTGATTCTGACCGTCGGCGGCAAAAATATTGAAGGCTGGGACGACGTGCGGGTGACGCGCGGCATCGAGCGGCTTCCCTCAGATTTCGCTCTCGGCCTGATGGACTACTTCCCCGGCAGCAGTGAGAAACAGCTGGTCAGGGAAGGGGAGCCCTGCGAGGTTCGTCTGGACGATGACCTGGTCATGACCGGCTACGTTGACCAGTGGAGCCCGATGATCTCCGCGCGGCGTCATGAGGTGCGCGCGACGGGGCGCAGTAAGTGCCAGGATCTGGTGGACTGTTCCGCAGAATGGCCCAATAACGTGATCAACGAATCCGATGCGCTGCAGATAGCCTCACGCCTGGCGCAGCCCTACGGCATCAGCGTTCACTCTGACGTTTCCGATCTGGCGCGCGTGCCGCAGTTTACCCTCAACTGGGGCGAGTCACCGCAGGAGATTATCGACCGCATCAGCCGGTGGTCCGCGCTGCTCTATTTTGATCAGCCTGACGGCAGCCTGCTGCTGACGCGCGTCGGTACCCGGCGTGCCGCCAGCGGTGTGGCGCAGGGGGTAAACATCGAGGACGCCTACTTTCGGGCGTCCATGGATGAGCGCTTTTCTGACTACGTCGGCGTTTCCATGAGCATGACGCCCACGGCCGAGATTTCGCCGTCGGCGAGTTACGGCGCGGTCACGCTTGCCACGGCGCGCGATCCGGAAGCCGCCAGCATGCGCTATCGCAAGCGCATCGTGATCGTGGAATCCACCATGACGGCGCAGGCACTCTCCCAGCGCTGTATTGACTGGGAAATGAACCGCCGTTACGGTCGCTCAAAACAGCTTAACGTCATTGTGGACAACTGGCGCGACAGCGCCGGTAAGCTGTGGGAGCCCAACACGCTCGTCCCCATCCATATACCGGCCTTCGGGCTGGAGAATGAGGAGTGGCTGCTGGCGGAGGTATCGTATCTGCGTAACAGCGAAGGCACCCACGCCCAGCTTTCCCTGATGCCCCCGGCCGCCTTCACCGTTCAGCCCTATGCTTTCTATCAGCAACTGCTGGAGATAAGCCGATGAATGCTTTGAATGATGTCGTCCGTAAGCTTTCAACGCGGATCGCCGGCCTGCTGGGCATTGGTCGCATTACCGGACTTGATGACTCGGGCGTCGTGCAGAGGGTGCAGTACCAGACCCCGCTGGAGGCCGCCAGCGCAACGCGCATGGCAGAGTTCGGCTTTACCTCGGGCCTGCCTGTGGGCACTGACGTGATTCTGGGGTTTCTGGGTGGGGATCGGTCAAACCCCGTGGTTATTGCCTCCAGTCACCAGACATACCGGCTGGTCGACCTTAATCCCGGAGAGTCCGCGATGTATAACCAGTGGGGGCTGTTTGTGCGCCTCACTGAGCAGGGGATCGAGATTGAGGCCAGAGGGCAGGACGTTACGGTCAGCAACGCCCGCAAACTTACTGCCACCGCGACGGACTCCGTTCGCCTCAATACGCCGGTGTTGTATGTCACAGGCGACGTCATTGATAACTGCGACAGTAATTCGGTGACGCTTAAAACGCTCCGGGATAAATACAACAGCCACAGCCATCAGGTCAAAAACGTGCAGGGTGGTAACAGCACCCTGGACAGCGAGAAAACGGGAGAACCGGCATCGTGAGTGATATTGCGGACGCCTGGAATGTGGCAGAGATGAGGGCGGACTGGTCAGTCGCCGGCGGGATGCTGGAAACCGGTCACGATCTGCGCACGGCGGTTATCCTCAGCCTTTTCAGCGACAGGATGGCGCGCGACGATGATGACTACGAAGGCAGCGACCGACGGGGCTGGTGGGGCGATACCGGCAGCGCGGATCCCATGGGGTCCCGTCTGTGGTTACTCGACAGACAACTTCTCAGCCGGGAGGTTGCCCTCAGGGCAGAAGAGTACGCGCTGGAGTCGCTGGCCTGGCTGCGTGACGACGGCATTGTCAGTGATCTGGGTGTAAGTGCCCGGATTATCTGGCCCTCACGGCTGGACCTGATACTGACCCTGCAGCAACCGGGGGCGTCGCGTCCGGTGGCAATGAAATTTTACTGGCTCTGGGAGCAGATCCGCTATGCCGTTTAAACGTCCTACCCTGACCGAACTGCGTCAGCAGAACCGGCTTTTCCTTGAAACAGAGCTTGAAGGCACGGGGACCGTGCTAAAAAACAGCAACCTTGCCGTTCTGGCGGATGCCGATGCGGGGATGGCACACCTGCATAATGCCTTTCTTGATTACATCGCGCTGCAGACCAACCCGTATACCTCAACCGATGAGTATCTGGCCGGCTGGGGCGCCATGAAAAAGGTGTACCGCAAAGCGGCCAGCGCGGCCACGTCCCCGGCCTTTACCATACAGGGCTCAGTGAACACGATACTGTCCGCGGGCAGCCTGCTTAACCGCAGCGACGGCGTTCAGTACAGAACCATGGCCGATATTACAACCGATGCCACCGGCAGCGGCAGCGGTCCGGTCACGGCACTGCTGTCCGATCCCGCCGCCGATATCACCGGCGGTGGTGCGAAAGGCAATGCCTCGGTCGGTACTGTGCTCACGCTGAATGTTAACGTGCCGGGGCTTCAGAGCAGCGGCACACTGACCACGGCTGCAACCGGCGGTGCGGACATCGAAGACGAAGAAGACTTTCGCCAGCGTGTGCTGCTCGCTTATCAGAATCCGCCTCAGGGCGGCAGTGATGCGGATTACAAATCCTGGGCGCTGGCAGTTTCAGGAATAACGCGGGCCTGGGTTAAGCGGCGGATCATGGGGGCGGGCACGGTCGGGGTTTACATCATGACCGACAATGCGACAGCTGGCGGTGGATTTCCGACGGGCACTGATGGTGTGTCTTCGTTTGAACCGTATTATGCCGTTAAAGCCACCGGGGATCAGAGGCGCGTGGCTGATCATATTTTTCCTTTGCAGAGTGATACCGCCTTGGTTTGGGTCTGCTCGCCGGTTAAAAAGTCGGTGGATTTCGTGATTAACGGCATCAGTCAGGCCAGCAGCAGCACGGTGGCCGCCATCGCGGTGGCGATTGATGGCGTGTTTTTTGAAGGGGGTAACCCGGACGGGACCGGAAAAATTTACCTGTCAGACCTTAACAAGGCGATAGGTGATGTGGACGGGACCACCGGTTACGTGCTGGTGCAGCCCGCCGCTAATATTGCTCTCGGTACGGGTGAGTTACCCGTCAGAGGTAAGGTGACCTTCACATGAGCCAGTACAGCGCAGATGACTATGCTGGCGCACTGAGCCAGCTTCTCCCCCCGGGTAGGGCGTGGCCACGTGATAGTAACAGCGTTCATTTTAAAACGCTGCGCGCCATAGGGAGGCGTTATGAGATGACCGACAGCACCGGCGAGCTTTTGCTCTCGGGAGCCTTTCCTTCGACGGCAACGGTGATGCTGCCGGAGTGGGAGACGTCGCTGGGTCTGCCGGACGACTGTGCGATCAGTGAGATAAACAGCATCGGCGACCGTCAGGCGGCGGTGGTTTCTAAACTGACCAGTACGGGCGGCCTGTCGCCGGGGTATTTTGTGCAGATGGCCGCAACCCTTGGTTATACGATCACCATCACGCTGTTTCGTCCGGCCCTGTGCGGGCTGTCAGTGTGCGGGGACCCACTGAACGGTGACGACTGGCCGTTTGTGTGGCGTGTCAATGCTCCGCAAACCACCATCAAATATGCTCAGGCCGGAGTAAGCTATTGCGGCGATCCACTGCGTTCCTGGGGAAACAAACAGCTTGAGTGCCAACTGAACAGGCTCGCGCCCTCACACCTGATTCTCCTGTTTAACTACGCCGGTTAGGCACTTTTCTTCTCATTAATTATTGCCGCAAGGTAAGGGTATCTCATGCTTAAAATTGGTGATTTAACGCCGACAGCAACAGCTGACGGGCACTGGACAGAGGGGAACGTGGCAGGAGGCGTTTCGCCAACGCGAATGCAGGCTGGATGGTTTAATGCAGTACAGGATGAACTGATCAACATTCTGACTGCTGCAGGTCTTGTTACTGATACGGCTAACAATGCTCAGGTACTTTCTGCTCTGGAGAAACTGACGCTGCAACGTGCCAACCCGTTCGGTGATATAAAATCGGATGGCACAGTGTCTACTGCTTTAACAAACCTGTCGATCGGTATCCGTAACACCATGACATTCACAGCGACCACCACCTGGACCTGTCCGTCCGGCGTGACGACCGTTTATGTGGATGCGTGCGCGGCGGGCGGTGGCGGCGGTTACTCGGCAAGTGGCACCACAGGCGCGGGTGGCGGAGGCGGCGGTCAGGCGGTTATCCGTCTGGCACTCAGCGTTGTTCCCGGAACGGTTTACAACATTGGGATCGGTGCGCCCGGAACAGGGGGAACCTCATCGAGTGTGAACGGCACACAGGGCGGCAACACCAGCTTTGGAAATCTGCTCAACCTCTCAGGTGGTTTTGGTGGTCTGTCAAATGCCAACTCTGGCGCCGCAGGCGGTGACGGAGGGATTTCCGGAACGGCAGGTGCGTTGACGAATTCTGTGGGATTTGGTGGTCCTGGTGGAGGGAGTCTGTTTGGTCCGGGGGGCGCAGGCGGTAACGGGGCTATGTTCGGAGCCACGCCAGGCGGTTTTGGTGGAGGTGGAGGTGGTGGCGCGACCGGCAACGGTGGCCGTGGTGCGTATGGTTACATGAGAATATGGTGGTAACAGATATGAAAACGTGGGCAGTCATAAAAAACGGGGTGGTGGTGGATGTTATCGCCTGGGATGGTCAGGAGCCTTTTACTCCACCGCAGGATACTGAGCTTGTGGAATTCGATGTTGACGGTGTTAACCCGCCCGGAAGGGGATGGACATATGATGGTCAGGAATTCATACCGCCTAAACACGAGTAAGCGAGTAGGGTGGGAGAGTAATCAAATATTCAGTTTCAATTAGACACAAACAGAAAAGCCTCTGACGTAAATCAGAGGCTTTTTCTTTGAGCCCAAAGTGCGCGTGCATTTCACGTGCATTATTTTGTGCTTTTTTTGTAGTGCCGTTGTCTCTGTGTAGTCTTGGAAGCCAGTCTACACGGGACTTTGTCCCTGTAACGTCCTACTATATGTGGCGGTGAGAGGGGGATTCGAACCCCCGATACGTTGCCGTATACACACTTTCCAGGCGTGCTCCTTCAGCCACTCGGACACCTCACCGCAAATTGTTGCTGACCGCGCTGGGTCAACGG